ATTGATGTAAATAAGTCAGAAGGTTTTACAGCTGATGGTTTCTCTAACCTAACCGATTACTATGAGTCAGACTACGTAGAGGTTCTTACTTTCTACGGTGACATCTACGACACAGGTACTGGTAAGTTTATGAACAACCGTATCATTACCATTGTAGATCGTGCATACGTTCTGTCGAATGAAGAGAACCCTAGCTTCTTGGGTCGTGACCCTATCTTCCACGTAGGCTGGCGTGATCGTCCTGATAACCTCTACAGCATGGGTCCACTAGATAACCTTGTAGGTATGCAGTACCGCATTGACCACCTAGAGAACCTCAAAGCAGATGTCTTCGATCAGATTGCTTACCCTGTCTTGAAGATACGTGGTGACGTAGAGGACTTCGACTTTGAGCCTAATGCCCGTATCTACTTGGGTGACGAAGGTGATGTAGGTTATCTTGTGCCTGACTCAACTGCACTGAATGCTGACTTCCAGATTAGAGAACTAGAAGCTAAGATGGAGATGATGGCTGGTGCTCCTCGTGAGGCTATGGGTATCCGTAGTGCTGGTGAGAAGACAGCCTTTGAAGTCAACCAGTTGATGACAGCTGCTGGCCGTATCTTTCAGCACAAGACTGCACACTTTGAACGTGTGTTCCTTGAGCCAATCCTGAATGCTATGCTTGAAGTAGCTCGCCGTAACATGGACTACGAAGACACAGCCAAGGTTCTAAACGAGGATACAGGGCTTTACTTCTTCACTCAGATTACTCGTGATGACATCAAGGCCAATGGTAAAATTATTCCAATGGGTGCTCGTCACTTTGCTGAACGTGCTCAACGGGTACAGAACCTTACAACGATGTACCAGATCAAGGCATCTGATCCTAGTATCGGGTCACACTTGTCAGGTAAAGAGTTTGCTCGTTTGCTTGCTGATGAGTTAGGTGAGCCAGCCTTGTTTGGTGAGAACATTGCAGTGTCTGAACAGCTTGAGACACAGAAGGTTGTCACAGAGGCTCAGGTCGAGTTTGAAGCAGAGCAAGAGGAAAAGGCTGAACAAGGTATGCAGGAACTAGAACCTGCCCCTGAGCAAGTCTCTGAGGAACCTGCTGCATGAAGACAGCTTGGTTTAAAGACTGTAAGAGTAAGAAAGAAAAAGAGGCAGTAAGTCAGGTTCTCCACTCAAACAGGGAGAGCCTAGACCGCCTTAAAGAAATCCTAGAGCCTATGCTAAAGGATACTACCCCTGCCGCAGACTATGACTCACCATCGTGGGCATACAAGCAAGCAGATCGCAACGGGTTCAATCGAGCAGTGACCACTGTGTTGGACCTTATTAACTTAGACAAGGATTAACAATGAGTGTATTTTCTGAGGAGCAGGTGACCCCCGCAACGCAGAGTGAACAAGTATCAGCTTTTGAGGAGCCGACCAGCCCTTCAGTCTTAGGTGATCTTGTGGGAGAAGGACGTAAGTTCAACGATGTAGAAGCCCTAGCAAAAGGTAAGTTAGAAGCAGATAAGTTCATTGAACAAATGAAACAAGAAAATGCTGCTTTAAAAGCTGACCTAGAAAAGCAAGCCTACAAACTTGGAGTTACTAATAAGATGGAAGAAATGGCCTCGGAATCCACAACCGAACTTCTTGACCCCAACAACAATATTAGTGGCACTTCGAATACAGCTAACACCCAGCCCACTTCGAGTGAAGCAAACATTGAGAGCCTAGTTGAACAGACCCTGAGGAAGCGAGAGCAGGAAAGTGTTGCTAAAAACAACATTGCAATCGTTGAGTCGGAACTTGCACAGACCTATGGGACAGAAGCAGCAGCTGTAGTACAGCAGAAAGCTAATGAACTTGGGTTACCTATTTCTGAGTTGCAAGGTATGGCTGCTAAATCCCCTGCTGCATTTATGCAGTTAATGGGACAGTCAGCACCTAAGCCTTCTCCGTTAGTGCAGGGGAGCATTCGTACTGAGGGTTCTACAATGCAAGCATCTTCTGACAAAGACTTTGGTTACTACCAGAAACTTCGTCGGGAGAACTCGACACTATACTATAAACCGTCTACCCAACGGCAAATGATGGCAGACGCCGACCGATTGGGTGACCGCTTCTATAAATAAAGGAATAGAACAATGGCTGGTAATACAGTAGCAACACTCGCACTTGCTAAACGTGCAGAAGTTTGGTCCGCCGAACTTAAAGAAATCTTGCGTGACGAACTGCAAGGTATGAAATATGTTAACTGGTTGAACGATTTTCCAGATGGTGATACATTCAAAATCCCATCAATCGGTGATGCAACCATTAACAACTACACTGAAGATGCAGCTGTAACATACGATCCAATCGACGATGCACAGTTCACCTTCTCAATCACTGAGTACTTGCAGTCTGGTAACTACATCACCAACAAAGCAATGCAAGATGTGTACTACGCAAACGAGATCATGTCTCAGTTTGTACCTCTGCAAGAACGTGCCTTGATGGAACGTCTCGAAACAGACATCATGGCATTGGGTGGTCAGCAGACTGTTGACAATGGTAACGCAATCAACGGTGTAGATCACCGTATGTTGGGTTCCGGTTCAGGCGGTAAGATCGGCGTAGCTGACTTCGCTAAAGCTCTCCGTGCTTTGAAAACTGGTAAAGTACCACAGAAGAACCTCGTGGCTATCGTTGATCCGTCTGTTGAATTTGAGATGAACACATTGTCTCAGTTGACAAGCGTATCCAACAACCCACGTTGGGAAGGTGTTGTACGTGATGGTATCGCAACAGGCATGACCTTTGTTGCTAACATCTACGGTTTCGATGTTTACACTTCTAACTACTTGAAGACAGAAGCAGCCGAAACAATCGGTGGTACAACTGTAAACAACGCACTCACCAACATGTTCTTCTCTGCCGATCAGACTGTCCTGCCCTTCGTAGGTGCATGGCGTCAGATGCCAAACGTAGACACAGAGTACAACAAAGACTACCAGCGTACAGAGTTTGTAACTACTGCACGTTACGGTCTGAAACTGTACCGTCCAGAGAACTTGGTCACAGTTTTGACTGCGCCTCTTGCGTAACATAAATACAAGGGGAGGGGAGAAATCTCCTCCTCTTACCTTTTTATACTTGACAACTATTTTACTTGTGTGTATAATAGTCTTAACAAGTCTCCCCGGTAAGGACTAATTGATATGGCTAACGTAGAACATTCATCATTAACAGGTAGTGCATTACACGAACCTAAAGGTGTTGCCAGTGCAAACAGTGGTGAAGCCTACGTTGCTAACGGTTCTGGTAGTGGTACATGGCAACCTATCCATAGACACCTAGCAGCTGCTACAAACTACTCAGCAACCTCTCCTTACGCATACTCTCTTGATACAGACATATCAGAGAAGTTCCTCTCCTTTCCGGTAAGCACTTCTATTACAAGTGGCTTTACAGTCGTGACATCTCCTAACCTGCGTTTCCGTTATGATGATCCTACTCCGGTAACAAGTCTTATTAATTTAACAATGTCTTCCACGCAGGCTGGAGGAGTTTCTCATGACGTAGAATGGGCTTTGTTTAAGAACGGTACTGAGATCGGCGGTTCTCGTGCTATTCGTACTATCTCCTCAGGTTCATGGGGTTCTATCTCTGTAACTGCTGTAACTCCTCTTGCTCAAAATGATTACATTGAGATTAAAACAAAAGCTGAAGCAGATAACGTAGATGCTAACTACGCAAATATTTATGTTTCTATTATTGGAATGAGTGCATAACATGAAGATGACTCTCCTCGCAATGGTCCAGAACATCTTGTCCGATATGGATTCGGAGGAGATCAACAGTATTTCTGATTCAAACGAAGCTGAACAGATTGCTAAAGTTATTGAGAATACTTACTTCAATCTCATTGCTACTCGTATCATTCCTGAACATGCTCAGTCTATCAAGTTAACTTCTTTCTCTAGTTCTGCTAGACCTACACACTTTTCTTTCCCTACTCGTGTAAAGAATATTGAGTTCTTAGATTACAACGTATCTCGTAAAGTTGGTGGGGTAGAGTACAGACGTTTGACTTATCTCAGCCCAGATGAGTTCTTTGGGTTGTCGGATCGTCGGGATAGCTTGGCATCTAACATACTACAAGTTCCAGATGTAGCTTCAGATAGTACTCTTCTTATTCGTAATGACATAATGCCATCCTACTACACATCTTTCGATGATGAGAATGTAGTACTTGATTCATACTTGGCATCAGTAGATAGTACCCTCACATCCTCCAAGACACGGGCCTACGGAACTAAGTACCCTACTTTCGATTCCTTCTCAGATACCTTCATTCCAGATGTAGACGATGTAATGTTCCCGTTTATGTTGGCTGAAGCTAAGTCCACGGCTATGTCTCTCTTTAAGTCTGGTGCAGACCCTAAGATCGAGCAGTCAGCAAGACGACAAAAGGTGTATGTACAAAATGATATGCACCGTTTAAATGTAGGAAGGCCAAAGAACAACTATGGTAGACGTTGAATTAATTAGAAGTGAAGACGGTCAGCAAGTAAAAGTTCTTAGCAGTAAAACAGAAAAGGCACTCGTAGTTTACAAACCTCAAGATGGTTTTAAGTTCTACGCAGTTAAGTATGAGAACGGAGCACAAGTTCCAGTTGAGTTAAGTGGACGGTGGACTGGTATTGAATCAGCTTTGAATGCTGTTAAGTCCCATCTAGCTCTAAAGAAACCTACTGCTAGAAAAGCTGTTAACGATAGGTACAAGGCTCGTAAGGCCAAGAAGGAAGAACTTAATGCCACAGAGCCTGATCCAGAGAACGGTTAATACCTTCATCAAAGGTCTCATTACTGAGGCTTCTGAACTTACGTTCCCTGAGAACGCATCTGTAAATGAGCTTAACTGTGCCTTGGAACGTGATGGTACACGGCGTAGACGTAAGGCTATTACCTTAGAGGATAACTACGTTCTTTCAGATGTGACTATTCCTCAGGGTGCTTTGGTTAACACACTAGACTGGTACAATGTAGCTGGTCAACCTAACCTAGAATTTCTAGTAGTCCAAGTAAACAATATACTTTACTTCTACGAGAAGTCAGCTGATCCTTTGTCAGCTAATAAGTATGCCGATACTGTAAACTTAAACAGTCACTCCGCATCTAACAACCTCTCCCCCTCAGATGAACGTGTACAAGTAACCTCCTTGAATGGTGCATTGATCGTTGCTTCACCAGCGATTAATACTTTCTTTGTGGAATTTGATACAGTAGCTCAGACTTTTTCTGAAACAACTATCGCATTTAAAGAGAGAGACTTTGAGTGGCAAGGTTCTGACGTAGAAGTCACAAGTGAATACTTTGAGAATGATAGCAGCCCTTCAGTTGAACGTACTTACGATGCTAAGAACGTAGGTTGGGGCCAAGGCGGTGGACCCGCAACTTACACTTTTGCCCTGACACATGCGTGGTACGCAGGTAAGGATGCTAACGGTGCCTTTAATGCAACAGACTGGGAAGAGATTTATTCTGGTTCATCTCTTGCAGCCAATGGTCACTTTGTCGTAGATGTATTTAACAAGGTTCGTTCTGGGTTAACAACAGAAGTTGAGACAGCTAGGTTCCGTACAGTTGCAGCCTATGCTGGCCGGGTATTCTACGCAGGTATTGACTCAGC